AACAGTCACAGACATTGTTGCTTTAGGCGCACAAATACGGTTGATGTCACCACGCGAAGTGAAACGAAACTTCACAGAATCACAAGGAGACACACGCCGCGCAGAAGAAGTCTCTATGGGTGCTGTCGCTAACAGCACAACAAGTCTTATCAGGTTGCGTCGTGACCGTATCCAAGCAGAAGCAGCACGTCTAGCGAGAGCATACCCAACTTTCTTATCTAAGGATTAAACGGTGACGACATTACTTCGTTTCACCGATGCGTTCTATCCAGCGCCACGTTTCTTCGCAGGTGGAACAACAACACAACTCGTACCAGATATCTTCCCAATTGCTATCAACGGCAGACCATACCTAATCGACCAAAAAGCGGGAACATTCACTAGAGGTTTCGAACCACGTGTCCGAGATTCGGTAGACCAATCAACAAGCCCAGGCGAAGCAGCAATCAACCCGCAAGGACTATGGCGTCGAGGTGAAGCATCATGGCATTTCGGTGCAGGTCAAAAGTATGCTGACACAGCCGAAGCACAAGACTACCGTTACTTCTCAAGCAAAGGTGTAAACCCTTGGTCCAAAGGACAGTTAACTTTGCTGAACGCAACAAAGCAATCTTATTCGTCAGCGAACACAAACCTGCAAGTGGTTGTAGCAAACAACGAACTATATATGTTAGATGGGCAAACTGTCCGCTACTCATCCAACCCGTTCGCAGCGTCACCAACATGGACATCGGTAACAGGTTTGCCTGCGCTCACCCCACGAGACATCGCATCAGACGGCACAAACGTCTATCTAACATACGCTGGTTTAACATCCACACACGGATTATGGAAAGTTGACTCCACCCACACCGCATCAAACGTCGCTTACGGTCACGAATTCTCTTATGTAGATTTCGTCAAAGGACACCTCATGGTGTCAGGTAACGGCTCATCAAACGCAACAGAACTATTCTACGACCCGACAGGAAACGTAGCAGGCGACGACTACGCACACCCGATATCGACATGGAACTGGATAAGTTTCGCTTCAGGTCAAAACGCCATCTACGTCGCAGGATACTCAGGAGACCGTGGAGCAATCTACAAAATCACTATCACATCCGCAGGCGTACTAGACCAACCAGTAGTCGCATTAGAACTACCAACAGGCGAAATACCAAAATGTATCTACGGATACTTAGGTGCAATCATCGTCGGAACAAACAAAGGTGTCCGATACTCGACAGCAGACAGCGCAGGGAACCTCACCGCAGGCGCACTAATCCCAACAACAGGCGACGTCGTATCATTCACAGCCGAAGACAAATACGTGTGGTTCACATGGTCACAATACGACACAACATCCACAGGTTTAGGCAGACTAGACCTATCAACATTTATCGCAACAAACACCCCAGCGCACGCATCAGATTTGATGCACACATCAACAGCGAACGTGCTATCATGCGCCACCTACGATAACAAACGGGTGTTCGCAGTATCAGCCGCAGGTGTCTACGTGGAAGACACAGCGAACTATGTGACACAAGGAGAAATTGTTACAGGCATCTACCGTTGGGGTATCCCAGACCGCAAATTCGTAGCCAAATTCGACATCCGAACCACCCCCCTATACGGCACAGTAACCCCATACATATCGTCAGATTCGGGCGACTACACATCGATGACCCCCCACGAAAAAGCATTGGCAACAGAATCGGTTGCGACAGGTCCGCAAGCCAAATTCATTGAAGCCAAATTCAAACTAGTTCTCGCCAGAGGGTCAGCGACAACAGCACCAACCCTTACCCGTTGGATGGCTAGAGCATACGCATCCCCAGCCCGAAGCCAAGTTTTCCGTGTCCCAATCCTCATGCACCACCGCCTCAGGGTACATGACACCGAATACTATTTTGATGTAGAATCAGAACTACAAGCACTACGGGATTTGGTAACAAACCCTATAGTGGTAAACTATCAAGAGAACACGGAAACGTATTCTGTGGTAGTTGAAGATTTAGAATTTCAGGTGATAGACGGATACCAGCAAAACTGGGATTTGGAAGGAACCTGTACTGTTACAATGCGTTCGGTTCAAGATTAGGAGTATAGATGGCAGCAGTTACTAGACGGTCTTATGCGGGTGCGGCGCCAGCGTGTACGTTAACGAACGCTATCACGTCTGGTGACACAACAGCGCTTCTTACAGGAACTGTAACAGCGTGGAATAACACCGCTACTGGTCCGTTCTTCATGGTGATTGACCCAGGTTTGGCTACCGAAGAAAAAGTTTTAGTAGGTTCACGAACAGGTTCATCGCTTTCATCTATCACTCGTGGCGTTGACGGCACTACTGCCGCTTCACATAACGCAGGCGCTACCTGCTACCCAGTTTTCACAGCAACTGACGCTGACGAAGCGAACACTTTGGCGTCGACGATGACCACTCGTGGTGATTTGTTGACCATGGGTTCTGGACCTACAGTTGCCCGTATCGCTGTTGGTGGTGCTGGTGCTTTGTTGAAATCTAATGGTACTGACCCAACATGGTTGGCTTTGGGTGCTTCAACTTATGTGTTAACTTCGAATGGTTCGGATGCGGTTTGGTCTGCGCCTGCTTCTTCAGGGTTAACTTTAGGTGAAGATACTCAAATAGTTTTAGCGTCACAAATTTTCGGTTAACATAGGAGATAACACATGGCAACATTCACAAAAAATCATTTAAGTGGTTCGACTGACGGCAAAGGCATTAAAGTTGTTCAGACCGCTACGGCTGGTACAACTATTCATACTGGTCCTACGAACACGGCACATTTCCATGAAGTGTGGTTGTATGCAGTAAACAGTTCTACATCATCTGTGAAATTGACGATTGAGTGGGGTGAGGCAACTGCACCTGATGGCAACATTGAACAAACTATTCCTGCTGAGTCGGGTTTATATTTGGTGGTTCCTGGTTTGCCGTTACAAGGCAATGCAACTGCTCTTGTTGTTAAAGCGTTCGCCGCTACAGCGAATGTTATTATCATTCACGGATATGTAAACGAAATAGCGTAAGGTTTAGCAATGTCTAGATTTGGTCAGCGCACACGGGTAAATACAGCCGTATCTGCTTGGATGCAAACAGGAGATGAACCACTTTCAATTCAGTTCCTTGTTATTGCTGGTGGTGCGGGTGGTGGCGGATATGGTGGTTCCGAATATCAAGGTAACGCTGGTTCAAATAGCGTTTTTTCAACTATAACATCAACTGGTGGCGGCGGTGGTGGCGGCGCTGGTCAAAATGGCGTTTCTGGTGGTTCGGGTGGCGGTGCTGGCGGTGGCGGTGGTTCACAAACTGGTGGTGCGGCTAATGCAACATTGCAAGGTTACGCTGGTGGCAGCGCATCAAACGGTGGTGGTGGCGGTGGCGGTGCTGGCGCTGTTGGTGCTGCTAATTCGGGTTCCACAGGTGGTGTTGGTGGTGCTGGCAAAACTTCTGATATTGACGGCGTTGTTCGTGGTGGTGGCGGCGGTGGTGGCGGTACTACTGGGGGCGCTGGTGGTTCAGGCGGCGGTGGAACTGGTGGTAGTGCTAGTAATGGCACTACAGGAACAGTCAATACTGGCGGCGGCGGTGGTGGTGGTCGTGATTATCGTGGTGGTGGTGGCGCTGGCGGATATCGCACTACAGCATCAGAAGGTTCTGGGGGTGGAACATCATCAGAAAATCCTGTTTTTGTTGCTACTAGCACAAATTACACGGTAACCGTTGGTGCTGGTGGGGCAACTGGTGCCGATGTAGGTAGTCGTGCAGGTATGGCTGGCGGTAGCGGTATTGTTCTTTTGCGTTACCCAAGCAATTACACAATTACTATTGGTGCAGGTTTGACTGGCACAACAACTACAACTAGTGGTTATACGGTAGCAACATTTACTGCTGGCACAGGGAATGTGAGTTGGGCATAATGGCACATTACGCATTTCTTGATGTAAACAATGTTGTAACGCAAGTAATTACGGGCATTGACGAAACAGAACTCATCGAAGGTTTAACACCTGAAGTTTGGTACGGTAATTTCCGTAAACAAAAATGTGTTCGCACAAGTTACAACAACAACATCCGCAAACAATATGCGGGAATTGGCTACACTTATGACGCTGACGCTGATGTGTTTGTAGCACCACAACCGTTTCCTTCATGGACTTTAGACGAGAACCATGATTGGCAACCACCAACACCAATGCCAACAGATGACAAGCGGTATGCGTGGTTTGAACCAAACCAGCAATGGATAGAAATAGTTGAGCCTTAAAGTGTGGGTCGCAATCTAACAAGGTGGCTTATACCGCTACCAGCAATCCTGTTCTCGTTCTTCCCACAAGCAGCGAACGCTGAACCAACACCAGGATTAGCAACCACCTACTACACAATCGACGAAATACCACCAGCCCAATCCACCACCGAATACCCTGTCTGCGGTTCGGAGACAGAGAACAACATCAACCGCAACTATGACGGTGAACTATTCGAGGACTGCACCTACGACCTGTTCATGGTCCACATGACAGGCTACATAGATATCCCTGAGCATCAGACCATCGAGTTCATGCTTGCATCAGATGACGGTGGCACAATCAAAATCGGTTTAGATGAATGGGGTAACTGGAATGACCAGGGTTGCACATGGATGATGTCAGGTCCACTAGAACTAGATGCAGGTAGCCAGCCTTTAGAACTATTCATGTACGAAAACGGCGGCGGAACCTGTCTGATGCTTGCATGGAAAATAGATGACGGCGATTGGACAATCGTGCCAGACGAAGCGTTTACAACTAGCGCAGTTTCGCAGACAACTTCAACAACAACTTCAACAACCACATCCTCAACGACCACAACAACTTCGACATCTACAACAACCCTTCCCGCATCAACAAGTTCATCTACGACAACCCTTCCCACATCAACGACCACAACCACAGAGCCAATTCAGACAAGCACAACCACATCAGTTGAAAGTACAACGACAACCACGACCACAACAACTCAACCAGCCCCGACAACAACGCAAGCACCTTACACTCCCCCGCAAACCACCACTACTACTTCCACCAGTCAGCCTCAACCCGAGCCAACCATACCCGTAACCGAAACCACAGTTGCCGAACCCGAAACCACGCAACCAGAAACATCTACAACTTATCCTTCCGAGACTGTTCCCAATACAACTGTTCCGCTTCCTTCCGTTCCAACTCCGACTCTGCCCGCCGAAACAACAACGCCAACATCACCCCAAACGCAAACATCAGATACACCACAAACCCCAACAACAACAGCACAGATTCCATCAACAACCACACTACCCCAAATAACACAACAACTCACAACCAGCCAAGCCGCCGAAATCGCATCCAACCCCGAAGTCCTAGCCGCCATCACCGAAACCCAAGCCGAACAACTATTTGAACAACTACAAGTAGACGAACTCACCGAAGAACAACTAGCCGAATTCACAGCCGCCATCCAAGAAGCCCCCACCAAAGTCAAAAAAGCGTTCGAAAAAACCATCAACATTTTCGGGTCCGAATTCGAAAACTATGTGCCAACAGGTTCAAACATCCCTGTCAAAACACGCAGAACGTTGGTAGCCGCAGGCGCCCTAATCGCCGCAATCCCATCTACTAGAATGAGACGCTAATGAAACGCTTCATCACCTACATAATGGATAACACTTGGACATGGGTTGGAACAGGCATGGTTCTAATCACCCTCTCAGGTCCTACCTTAAGACAGGCGTTACTTCTAACAGGTATAGGTGTAGTGCTACACTCGTTGATATCCCTAACACAAAAGGACCCAGAATGAACTCAGCAATCGCCAAAGCCCTAGACCTCGGACAAAGACTCGTATCATTGTTCATCGCATCAGCCCTACCAATCATCACAGGTGGCGCAATCCTCGGTGTAGATGTAATCAAGTCCGCTGGTGTCGCAGGACTCACAGCCTTGTTCGGTGTTGTACAGAAACTTGCAGCCGCATCAGTTGACGGCGAACTCACATCAGAAGAAATCTCGGCAGCGTTCGGCACCAAAACTAAGAAGAAGTAATGAAGTTACCTGTCGCAAAACTTGTACTCCCGAAAGATTTAAAGGGAGCGCAGAACGGCAAACTACCTGCCGACATTATGCGCCCTATCACACCTTCAGGGAAGTTGCATCATCTTGCGGCACGTGCTTGGGAAGCGTTACATGACGCCGCTATGCAGGCTGAAGGAACTAAACCGTTTAAGCCGACTTCGAGCGCAGATGCGTACCGTTCTTTCGACCAGCAATTAGCAGGGTTCATGTCACGGTTTGTGTTAAAGGACACAGGGACTAACACCACTCGCACCTATCAGGGGAAGAAATGGTTCCTTAAAAAAGGTATGGCGCCGATGGCATCCCCAGGCACTAGTAACCATGGGTGGGGTTTGGCTGTTGATGTTTGGTCTGCTAACGGTTTGCGTTTGGATTGGATGTTGCAGAACTGTGAAAAGTTTGGGTTCAGTTGGGAAGTTCAATCAGAGCCTTGGCATATCCGCTATGTGTGTGGCGACAATTTGCCGCAAGCGGTGTTGGATTTCGAAGCAAAAGTTAAGCCTGCATAATGGACAGCGGGTGGGCTTTAATACTGTCGGCTGTTGTTACAGCGGTCGGTGGGATTATTGTCACTCTTCTTGCAATGTTTCGTAAAGAGAATCGGGAAGACCATGCTGTTGTTGCTGGTATGTTGCAACACGTGTTCAGTAGTGTGAACAGGGTTGAGCATAAAGTTGATAAGGTTGCTGACGGTTTAGAAAGTCATCTTCAAGAACACTCAAAATAGTGTTGTTAACAATCTACATTCCAACATTCAAAAGACTTGATATAGGTCCATGTTTGGAATCGATAGTTCCGCAACTTGTTGACGGCGTTGAACTGATTGTTAGCGACAACGACCCTGATGGTTTTGCTGAACCGTTCGCCCGAAAGTTTCCGCAAGTTCAATACAGTAAAAGGCTAAAGAACATTGATGGCGACCCGAACGTGTTCCGTGGTGTGACACAGGGTTGCGGTAAATATGTTTGGGTTTTCGGTGATGATGACACAATGTTGCCTGGAACTATTGAGATGCTGTTACCGATGTTGGATGGTGTTGGTCGGGTGTTGCATTGGACTCCGAACAGCCGCGAAGTTAACGCAGGGTTCTCAGGAAAATTGTGTGACTACATGAATAGTCTTGGTGATAAATCTATTCTTGTTGCTTCGACAACGATTACTTCTACGGTGTGGCGTAGGGATGCAATGAACCTTGGTTTGGGGTTGGATAAATTGGATACAAGATATCCTTTGGCTTGGGCTGGGTTAACCATAGATACGATTAAGGTGATGCCAGTACCGACGATTACTGTCGGTTACATTCATCAAGATAACTATTTCACGTATTTCCCGTTGGTGATTGATGAATATATTCGGGCGTGGAGTGGTGCTGTGGGTGCGAAACCAATAGACTTTTCAAGTCAAGCAAATGAATGGAATTTTGTGAGTGTTTCACTAGAGGGAAAGTAGAGGAGATTATGCCGACAGCATTCTGCAATAAATGTAACACACTTGTTACGCATCAGCCCAACAAAACAATCGGATGCCGTTGCGACCCAGACGCCCCGACGTGGATAGCCTATAAACCAGACGGAAAACTAATGGCTATGAGCCACGCAAATTACTCGGAAACAACCGACTAACAATTCGTCGACCTGCTATCTTGTCAAGTCCTATGACAAGAGAAACGCTATACAATATAAGGAAATTCTTAGTAAAAGCAAGGGTCTCCAGCCACACCGAAGAACAAGAATTCTTCGAAGCACTCAACGCTTTAGACCACCTAATCAACGCAACTAAACCCTCACCTCGCTACACCCAGCGAGTAAACTAATGCCATGACCGAAGGGTACAAAAACACGATGGTGCTACTGATATGGCACGACGCCCATTCGGTATCAACAGGATGGATGCCGACAACAGAAATCGAACAAGAACCAGCAGTCGTGCACTCCGTTGGCTGGTTGTTGCCTGACGCTAAACCAAACCATATTGTTATCGCGCAATCTTATATTGAGGATTCCGCAGACCACATTCTTGCTATCCCTTTGAAGATGGTTGAGCAAATAAAAATTCTTTCTTAGGGGTTGACAACCACCCCAATCTGCTATACAGTATTACAAGTATCAATTACGAGAAGGGAAAACATGAACATCACGTTACAACGCATCACCAAACCCACACACGGGGAACAAGACTGGTTGAATCTCAGATTCTGGGATGACAAGAAACGTAAACGGGTATCCGCATCAGCGGTCGCCGCAATCTACGGGCTACACCCATTCGTACCAGCAGACAAATACGCCGCCGAACTATTAGGCGACGTACCACCATCACCGATACCACCGAACCCTGCAATGGAACGAGGGAACCGTCTGGAACCTTTCGTGTTGCAATGGGCTTGCGACAAAACAGGCATCCCATATATAACACCAGAGGAAATGTTTAGCGCAGAAACACCCGAAGGCGCACGCATGATAGCCACCCTCGACGGACTCTACGAGAACGGTGATGAACGCAAAGTGTTGGAAATCAAAACGATGAGCCGTGAATGGGGTGGCGAACTGCCAGACTATTGGCGCATCCAAGGCATCCAACAAGCCATCTGCGCTGACGTGAACCTCATCACATGGGCGATATTCGACTCAACGATGGTTCTCTACATCTATGAGCAGAAGATAACCGACGAAGAAAAGCAGGAGCATTGTGACGCGGTAGCGAAATGGTTGACATCCATTGACCTTGGCATCACACCAGATGGTGTGCATTGGTCATATGAAACGATTAGCACCCGATACCAGAAACCGACAGGCACAACAGTTGAACTGCCTTCAACAGCCGCCGAACTGGTAGAGCAACTGAAACACGTTAAGAAAGAATTGAAAGCATACCAAGAAATGGAAGACAGATTGAAAGCAGAACTGTGCGACATGATAGGCGCAAACGAATACGCCACCGTGAACGGCACAATCATCGCCACATGGAAAGGCAGAACATGGGCGAGCCTAGACATCAAAGCATTGAAAGCATTAGAACCAGCAATAGCAGAGAAATACAGTAAGAAAGTAACCAACAGAACACTATTACTTAAAGGAGAACGAGTATGAAATTAGAAGATATCCTCACCGAATACGCAGTACCAGACCCGTCAATCGTCGGGAAACTACCAAGAGGTGGCATCCAACTCGACTTCGTAGGTCACGCAGAAATCACACGCATCCTCATCGACATCGACCCGATGTGGTCATGGGAACCATGCGGATGGGTGAACGGCAGACCAGCCATCACAGAAGTAAACGGTATGGCAGTCATGTGGGCGCACCTCACCATCCTCGGGAAATCAATCCTCGGTGTCGGCTCGGTACGCGCAGACAAACCAGACCTAGACAAAGAACTCATCGGCGATTTCCTACGCAACGCATCCATGCGCTTCGGTATCTGTCTGTCACTCTGGTCTAAATCAGAATGGGATGACAAGTCAGCAGTAGCGGGGAAGCCACAAGCAGGCAAGGCTGTGGCTTCCACCGTGACTGACGACAACGCACCACTCACCAAAACACAGGTGAAACAGTTCGTTGATGCCTGCGAAAAAGCAGGGCTAGTACCTAACGCCGTCGCAGAAAAAGCAGGCTTGAACTGGGCTGGACAAATCCTACAAAAAGACCTATCAACATTGCGTACAGCGTTCACAGAACTGAAAGGTGTAATCAATGGCTAACTATCGGACAGTAGACCCGACAGGTAAAACCCGTTCAACAGCGATAGTCGCTTTGCGTTTAACAGCAGACCAAATGGAAACAATCAAACAACTATGCAAGAAACGTGGTGTCAGCAGAAGCCTTCTGTTGCGCCAACTATTAGCAGAGGAGTCGGCTCGTGTCCAAGGAACGCGCTAAAGGAACCAGTTTCGAAACCTTCATAGTGAACTATCTTGCACAGTTCTACCCTCATGTGGAACGGCGAACGTTACACGGGATGAACGACAAAGGTGATATCGCTGGCACAGACCCGCGACTTGTTTGGGAATGCAAAAACCAGAAGGTTCTCAACTTCTCAACATGGTTACATGAAGCACAAGTTGAACGTGACAACGCTAAAGCAGAACTTGGAATAGTTGTGGCTAAGCGTCGCAGTTACGGCAACCCAGCAGACCAGTATGCGGTCTTAAGACTTGAAGACTTGATAACCATTTTAAAGAAAGCAGGTTACTGATGGAAGACATAGCACGAGAACTGTACGAATGTTTAATGGAACGAATCTATAACGCAGATAAGTTTGTGCAGAAACTTGGTGTGTCACCACGCGAACGTTCCGCATTGGATGCGTTCCTAAACCGTGGCTACGAGTCGGTTAAAACTAATGACTGATATTAAACGCACCGAAGGTTATGTTCCTTCGCATGACATCAACCCGCATGACTTCACAAAAGATTTAGCGTTCGGTCATCAAGGCGAAGAAATAGTTAAACAGTTTCTTGCGGATTTGAGCGAAGGTTCATTCGAAGTGAAGTACGACAGGTTCCGCAACGGAAGAATTTTTGTAGAGTTCGAACAGAACCCACGAAACACAGGCTGGAAGCCATCTGGTATAGCGGTAACAACAGCGAAATGGTGGGTGTATATGTTTGCACCCAACGCTTTCTGTATAATAGAACTCGGCAGATTAAAAAGATATTTGAGAGCAAACAAAAACAAACTCCAAATTAAAATCGCCGCACCCAACTCCGACAATCCAGCGAAAGGATTTCTCATATACCCAACAGAGGTAAACGAGTTGATGACCGTATCCACCTACGACTAGAGGATTAATGATTAAACATATACTTGCCACCGTGACAGGGTTACTGTTCTTTGGGGGGTCTGTCTCAACAGCGAAAGCCCCACCACCTAAACCGATACAAGCAATGCAAGCAGTCAATTACCAAGCAAGGGAGACAATACCTCAACCGCCGATACCAGCCGAAGCCCGCCACCCAGAATGGTGGGACATGGCACGGCAAGTTGGATGGGCTGAAGACCAGATGATGATATTAGATTATGTGATACACAGAGAATCACGTGGGCAAATCAAAGCGTTTAACCCGACTGACCCTAACGGTGGTAGCCGTTGTCTCATCCAAATCAACGGGTCATGGACACGATGGCTTCGCGACAAAGGTGTCCTAACCCACGTCGATGACCTCTACAACCCTCGTGTCTGTCTTACAGCGGGGCTGGTCATCTACCAGTACGGTGTGGATAAACACGGCTACGGCTGGGGACCGTGGGCTATCAAACGCCCCTGATATAGTGGCTATATGAAGGGAAGTAAACAAACCCGATGGTTCTGTGACCGTTGCGATATGACCTTAACCACCTATGTTCGCTTGTCTGAACCCCCGTTGCATTTGTGCGACAACAAAGTCTCTAATAAAAGAGAACCAATAATCCAACCAATGAAAGAGGTATCCAAATGAATAACATAACAATCGTAGGGAACGCAGGTAAACCTGTCGAACTGAAATTCTCGCAAAGCGGGATGGCTGTGGGCACATTCACAGTTGCTACAACAAGCGGTAAAGACGACAAGAAAGTTACCGTCTGGCACAATGTCACAGTCTTCGGACAGATGGCAGAGTACGCTGCGGCATCCATTGAAAAAGGTAGCCGAGTAATTGTTGCAGGCAAACTAGACATCTCAACCTACGAGAAAGATGGGCAGAAGAAAACATCCAGCAAAATTCTTGCCGACGAAATCGGTTTAACTTGCCGTTTCAACCCAGTCATGGCAGATAAAACGGTGCAGGTTGTAGCGAAAGCACAGAATGATTTCGGCAAGATTGGTTTCTTGCAAGAAGAAGAAGCGTTCTAATGGAGATAACCGAATTAGATTTCGAGCAATGGTTAGAAATCGGTATGCGTAGCGGATGGGTTTCACCACCCGTCTGCTACACACACGACGGGCTACCAACTTCTATAACAGAAGACGCAGAATTCGAAGACGGCTCAGACCCATGCCTTCACATCATGCGCTGTTACGAAAGCCCAGCACACAAAGACGCAATAGAACTGAACTACTCGCCAGCGATATGGAGAAACCCCAACCATGATTGAAAACTGCAACGGCTCAGAAATACTATTAGAAGCACACTCGCTAATCACAGGCGCAAGACAAGCACAGTACGCCCACCCGCTAGAAGACTACACGCAGGCGCGTGACATCTTTGAAGGCATGACAGGTGTGTCGCTCACAGTAGAACAAGCAGTCATGTTTATGGTTGCAGTTAAACTGTCGCGTCTTAGGACAGCAATTGCTGACGGCGGATGGCATCACGACAGTATCGTAGACACAGCAGGCTACATCGGTTGCCTGTCAATGGTTCACCATGCTAAGGAGAGACAATGAAAGCAAGACTGTGTTCATGTTTGCCTAAACAATTGTTGCCAGTTAAGCCCGTATGTGGAGATAAGTTAGATGACTCAGAAGAAGAGTGAAGAAATAGTGAACGGTCTG